CTTAGTCGTTGTTTGATCCATGAAAACGCCGTCGATTACTGAATCTTGAATAAAGATCGCCGCGCCTGTAGCAGAAGAAATAAACGCTCCTTCAACATGAAGCCCGTAGATCTTTCCGCTGTATATTTCCGTCGCATTCTCGCACGCATTGCCTCCACCGATGAGCCTTACATTTTCAAAATAACTCTCGCCTGTACCATCTTTGATGCCGCAACTCGCATAGTTTGGTAGCTCAATCCGAACATTCTGGAAGTATTGCGGGAATACTATCCCATGGCCTATGATGTTGCAGTCACTTGCCGTTGAGTTATTGTCTATAACCATGTTTACAAGACGAAATATTCCGGATGCGCTGTTGCCGAAATCGAATAGCTCCTGTCCCGACACTGTATGGGCATAAACAAACTTGCCGTTTTCTGCTGAAAAACTAGTTACTGGAGCACTATCTGTGAATCGATAAATTCCCATGTCGACCTGCGTGCCAGCTACAAAATAAATATATATATTTGGCGTCGTAGCCACAACAATATTGATATTTGCAACCTCCGTGGTACTAGACATGACCAAGATTCTTGACTTGCCAGCATCAATGGCCGCCTTTAATGTCGTATAGTCAGCTCCAGAAGCTCCAACGGTCGCATCGAAATAGAATGGAGAAGCAACGGTTATTGCCCCGCCTGCACCGGCATCCGTGAGAGTGATCTGTGATCCCGCCGTTAAAACGCGTTCATCTGTGAGTGTAGCGTTAGTAGATAACGTGACATATGTAGCATTCGTTGGTGCCCCAGCTCCCCCTCCAGATGATGCAATCTCAATATCAACACGGTTATCAACCGCATTGTCTGTGACCGTCAAAGTNANATTTGCACCCTCGACTAAGTTAATCTCTTGACGATTTCCGACTGCTATACCGCCTTCTGAAACAATAATCTTCTGTGTTGATGTGTCATCAGCAATAACTCCGGTAACACGAAGCCTTCCGTCAGCATCGCGGGTAGCGGGAACTGTTGCCCCTGTAACATCGTCCTCAAGAAGAAGACCGGTCACTCTGTTTTGATCTCGTTTTGCCTCTGCCATATTTAGTTCTTAGGATCAGGTAATAGTCGCGTGAGGAAATACATGCTGAGCACTTTGAATCCGGCGCGGCCTGCTGTACCGAGTACAGCGACCGCTACACTCCATGTCCATGCTGCGTCATCGGTAACCTCGATAGAAGTGATTAGCGATAGGACGAATACTGGAACGAACGTGTGGAATGCGCTCATAGCTTCCGTTCTCCAGGTCTCCGGTATTCCGAGCCAAACTTCACGGACTCTATTTTTGCGCGCGAGTGAGGTTTTCATAGACTTACTTAGTCTTTGAAAAGTCGAGGCTATACGCTTTCGTAGCTGTTTTATTTCTGCTTCTCGCATAAAGAAAGTTTATTACATCTGTATTGGTGAATCCCCTATACGTCACGGCCTGTACAAGGAGCAACCACATACGCCCAGCAAGTGCGCGTGCCTCGTTATTTGCGGTCTTAGCTCCGTGAGCGACAGACAGTGGGAATTTTGCGTACAATATTCTTCTTAACTCATCCGCCGCAAACTTTTCTTTAAAGATATTTCGATCCTTTTCTGGAACAGGAATAAGGATGTCAAGCGCATCTCTTTCGATTGTATTTAAAACCGCGATAGCACTTCTTGGATCAAAGAAACCTTTTGGAAGCCAGACACGTCCTTTGTCACCCCAAGCCGAACCATACGAGTTACGAAAAGCAAGATACTCGTGGCCGTTAATCCTCTTCCAAGCAACGGCGAGCATGTCATGACCTACGTATTTACCAGTAGGGATAGTCGTTGGAACTACACCCCCCGTGTACCGCACCCTGTTATATGAAGAGAACCAATTGACAGCGACCTTCACTGGCGCACCTCGTCCCGCAAGATAAAGAACAATATCATCAAATTTATCGAGAGAGTTCTTCGCTCCAGACGTAACGAAAAGATACGCCCCGCCCTTGTTTGTCTCTGCGTTTCTTTTCATCTCGTCGGTTACTTTGAGATCAAGATATTTAGCCGGATCATTTGTAAACTCATTCGGAGCAAGGTCATAATCGCAAATACCTTCATTGATCTGAAGCTTGATGCTATCAATCATGAACGCTCCCCAACTGAGCTGGCTTGATGGGTACTTAGAGTCGGTTTTGATCCGATTCCATGCATAGCGAGGTGAAACAGCTATCCTCATCACCTGACGTACAGCATGAGCTGTTGAATGCGTGGTACAAGCAGCAACTGAACCCTGGTTATACGTAATCGGGTCAATCTCCACATCACCGAATTCAGGTATCTCGCCACCAAGAGGAGCCAGATCCTCATAACGAAGGTTGCGGGGGTCATTCTCTTGTTCGGGATTGAAAACAAGACCGAAGCGTTCTTCTTGCTGAAAGATCTTTGAGAGGAAGTTCTTGATCATATTTTGTCTGAAGATTTAACGATTCCTCGGTTACCAGCATGTGATAATCACAATGCCATCTCCACCCTCCCCTCCCTTTCCTCCCGTCGTACCTCCCCCACCACCACCTCCACCCGCCCCGCGAGCACCATTTCCACCATATCCTCCAATGCCTACGTTAGATGACGAACCGCCGACTCCACCAAATGAGAAGAATGGTTTCCAGAGTTGCACCCCACCGGAACCGTCAAAGGACCCCGTTGCAGGAGTTGCTGGTCGCTGTTCACTTAGATAAGAGTTTGGGATGGCCGTAAAAGCACCACCAGCAAAATCGACAGCAGTAGTTCCAGCTCCGCCAGAACCTCCCGTACATACCGCGCTCGTAATGGGGATCGCTTGTGCTACTCCGTTACCACCAGTTACTGCTCCGCCAGCCACGCCGGATTGCCCTACGATAAAATTAAAAAATCCGAGTCCAGCCAAAGGCATAAGACCGATAAGAGCGGACCCTGATGCTGCTCCTCCGCCACCAACGGCAGCAGCGGTACCCGTGCCGCCCCCACTAGCGGGCGTTAGTCCAGAGACAGCAATAACATTTACTGCCGCGTTGTTTGGGAAGATAGCCACGTATGACAAAACCCCATTTGAGGCAGCTCCTCCACCTGACCCGACACCCGTACCACCTGCCCCAACCTGAATATACAAAACATCGGGTAACAAGCTCGCTGGCACTAATACCCGTGTGACTCCTGATGAGCCGCCTCCTCCCCCACCACCACGAGCTGAACCGGCGATACCAGTAAAACCTCCCCCACCACCACCTCCACCGCCAATACAAAAAATATTCACCATCGACACGCCGCGTGGTTTTCTCCAGGTCATCCATTGCACATTGTTCACCGTCGAAGGCGTGGTGAATATCTGGCTATCACCATTAGTGGGGGCTGGTAAATGGGAAGTATCGAGCATACTTAGTATTTTCCGGCAACGACTGTTGCTACCCAACCAGCAGCAACTGCTGTCGCTAGGCCGAAGTAAATTCGGAAACCTGGGTTAATTGCAAAGCTCATCGGGTAGTCAATTTCTATAGTCGCCGATGTTGCTATGGCCGTAATAGCGGGTAGCGAAACTTCTCCATAAAATTGGTTGTTCGTGGCTGTAGCCGGTGTTGCGCCGTTGTTAATGTAAATACGGGCAACGCTTGCAACGTTCGTACCTCCAGCCTTAAAACGGATACGCTGGATATATCCGCCGTTTGTTGCGTCGGCTGTGAAGATGAGCGAAACGTCGGCGTCTATACCCGTGTAGTCGTTCGCGGCGGCTGTGACGAGCTGATTCATTCCTGTTGTGCCGTCGTTACTCACGTCCCCTATAAGTGTGTAAATTGGTGATGTATTTGCTGGCATATATATATATTTATGGCATAGCCCAGCCCTTAGCAAAGGCCACAACCTTGCCCTGTGTTACCCCTCCTCCTCCGGAAGGCGTGGCGAACGTTCCGTCACCCCGTAAGAAAGTAGTCGTATTATTTGGTGGTGTTGGCACTGCGCCTCCAACGGTCGCGCTCATCGCGGGGAGATCGGAATTTATAGCTATACTCGGGACACCCGTGCCCGTTGTGTTTTTTAACAACCCAGTTGCTAAACCTGATAACGCCACCCCGTTAATTCTCACCACTGTCAATGCTGTAGCGCCTGTAGCATCGCCTGTATGTGTGGCGTTGGATACAAGTCCTGAATAAAGAGTGTTTGTTGCATTATCGCCCGTGTTCGTACCCGATAGGTTAGAACCAGAAACGGCTCCAGGCCACGATCGACGTTGGAGTGATATTCCCGAAGCGTTAAAGTAATCGCTGGGGTAGTAGTAGCATTGGCTACCGAGCCTGAAACACCATTAGCAGTAGTGACGGCGACTGAAGTTACGGTGCCGCCTCCTCCGCCACCACCTGCCTCAAGAGAAACCGTTGCACCTCCAGATGTGCGTACCGATAGTTCTCCAGATCCTGGATCAACAAAAATCGTACGAGAATCCGCGGGGGGGTTGCTCGGCGTTGCAGACTCGCTAATATTGAGCCCGTCTGCACCCAGTTGATGAATATTAGTAGGCACAAATATTTATGAGCCTTTAATTTTTTTTACGTCTTCAACGAGTCGTTCAAGAGTTCCCTCGATTCTGATAAGCGTTTCACGCATCTCGATACGAAGTTTTCTGTCTTCCTTTTGGATTACCTCGATTTCATCGATCTTTCTTGTGAGTCCGACAACATCCATATGTAGCTTGGTCAGCCANATGACACCCCCAACGAGAGCAAAAGCGAGTCCTATGGTTATTCCCGTACTTTCAGAAATGATCTCCATAGCCCCTATCTGAACTTGTCTCTTAATGTGCGTACATCCTCAGTGCGATCTGCGTTCTCACGGGCAAAGAAACTAAGAAGCCTGATAATGAGGATCTTTTCATTCCGTTCAAGCTCTACCTCGCCCTCAACCCCAATCTTGCCCTTTAAGGCAGTCTCAACATCCTCATAGCGTCTAAAGAGTGGTGTTGGACTCGCAAAAGCGAGAAGACAGAGATCGATTTCTTCCTGAGAAAATGTCATATGGTGATTACGCTGGCTTAGAAATCTTGTAAAAACGCAAGAGAGCGCCATCAGTAGAAGCTTCGTTGATCACGGACATCCCAACGCCAAGCAGGTAATCCCCAATAGGCGCGATTCCTATCGCACAGTTATCAGTCAGAATAAGACCGGATGCGCCGATGTCATTACTCTTACTTGCGAACTGCCTTCTCGTGGTTGATGTAACAGATCCTCCACTACTTCCATACGTTCGGATATTTCCGGTCGCAAAGTCGTAGTTATAGAAGGTCGTACCATTAAAATCCGTTACTCCCGCAACACCAGAACCGAGCGCTCTATCCGTTTGGCGTACCGCCGTCAAACCTGTGACCGTATAGCGTAGGATTGCAGTCGCGGCTGTAGTTTTAAAGAGAAGTTCGGCGTCTGATCCCATCCCGCTGATAAAATCAACCGCAGGGTCTGACCCAGAAATGGTCAGTTCGGTCGGAGACGTCAAATCCTTTGCAAGACGTACAATCTTGATCTGCCCTGATACACGGGATGCGACGTAAACGTAACTTGACGTCGCGACAATACCTACAGATTCCGTCGTCCATGCATAGGTAGCTTCCGTAAGAGATACAGTCGTTCCATCGTAGAAAAACATCTGTGAGTTGGTATCAATCGCGTATCTAAGAACAATGATTTTTGAGTTTGGAGTCGTATCCGTCTCAAAAGCGAGATAGCCGTATGTTCCACTCGTATCAACAGCAAACTGAGCGCGTCCGGTCGTGGCATCGAGAAGGCCAAGGGTGCTATCAATAACGGCCTCTTGGTATCCTGGAAGAATTGGATCTGGAGAAGCGACGCTCGATGCAAGTTGATCAAGACCTTCCTGGACATTCGTCGGGTCTGTTCCTGGCCAATCAGCTGATGTTGTAGGGGTATATGTGACCTGTGTTGCGATGCCTTTGAGGTTTCTCGTTGGAACAACAGATAAACTAGGTTGATCCGTAGAAACACGAGCACCGGCAGAAATGTTGAAAACAACTGTGCCCGCTGCACCGATTATCGTCTCTGGATCAACCTCAGTTTGATCGTATGAGAAAATAACGATCGTTCCACCAGCACTCACACGGACAACAGGACTGCCACCGTAAAAGATTCCAGCTGCGTCGTTTAAGCTGAAGAATAGCGTTCCACCACTACAGTCAAAGACCGGTTCGCCTGAACTATTTGCGTTATAAAAAACTGAACTGAAACGCAGGGACGTGATATTGAAAATTGCCGTAGTCTGCGTATATACCGGTAGCTCACTCTCTGAACTTACGCCGAGTCGGTCAATTGCGATAGGAAGAGACGCCCAAACACAACCGTCAGCGAGCGTAAGCGTTGCACTCACAGTGTCACTCATGGCGCCGTCAAGATAGAAGTTCTCCATCTCCCAAGTTCCGGATGGCATGATACACGGCGCAATAGAGTCGTCGAACTGCGCAGATTTAATACCCTGGATCGCAAGCGCAGCTGCATAGAGATCTGGCCAGTTGTCGTAAACGTTTTCAGCCTGAACTCCACCTGGTCGAAAAACGACAGGCGTACCAACAGCGCTTGTTCCGGAGCTGCCGAGGCCTGCACCCGTAACAACAGGGCTTAATTGAAGACCCATATTAGACCTTTACGAAATAGAACTGTAAAATCCCCGCTCCTGAGACCGTAGAAAGATAAATCGTGTCAGTCGCTGAAAGGGGGAGCGCGAGCGCTACGCCTGCACTAAGCGTGAAGTACGTTGCCATACCTACAGCTTCTGAGATCTTTAAATCCGCGTTGCACTGCACCACCATCTCCGCGGCGTTAGTCGGAACGACAATGGTAGTCACCGTCGCATTTATAGTGAGTGGCGAAGTCTGTGGTGTCCCTGTAGCGTCGGAAGTTAATATTCCCGATCCAGTCATGATCGGCACGCGGTTATTGTCCCGCTGTAGTTTTTCAAAATTCTTTGCCATATATTTTAGATGAAAGTCACGTAAGCGTTCCGGTCTGTGTCCATAAGCCATTTTCCAAGCGTTCCCGTGATCGTCTCAGCAAGCTTACAGGTCACACGATTGTTATCGCGCTTCGCATCCCCCGAAGCACCAGATGGCGCAACTGTTTCAGGGGTAATAAGAACGAGCATTTCACCGGTTGATGTGTCAGCCTTGATCGTTCCTATATCACCGAGGATATATTCCTCAGCAAGTAGGGACGTCACTCTGTTTTGATCTCGTTTTGCCTCTGCCATACATTAAATGCTGCTTTGAGTTTGACTCGATCATCATCGATCTTTTTCTGTTCTTTTTTGAGTAGACTCCGTTCAACACCCAACCGGTCGAGCATCCCCTCAAGTTTCACCCGTTCAAGTCGTGTCGTAGCGACAAACTGTTCAAGTTCTTTCGTCTTTTTCTCGAGGATGTTGCGTGCTTCAGTAGTCTTCTGTTCGAAATCTCTCCTCTGTTCCTGCATGGAATACTTGGCGGAAACAAGCTGTTCAGTAATGGCTGTTGCTTCTTTTTGCATTTGTTCGACGATGTGGAAGTACTCATCCGTCTCTTTGACGGCTTCCTTCGCTTGTTCAAGAACCCGTGCAATCCTGTCTGTCGCCTCAACTTCACGGTTTTTTAGAAATGCCTCTTTCTCCGCTTTAAGAGCATCGAGCGCACGTCTACCCTCTTGCACAGCAAGAGCTAGGCGTGCCTGTTCCTGAGCGAAGCTATGATCCATATCTAGGATTTTTTAGCTTCCTGGAGCTGGCTTTCGAGCTTCTCCATGGAACTGCGTTTATCAACTGGCAGTCCAAGCTTCTCCATCTCAGTCATCACGTCGATCTTGGTGCGTCCTGACTGTAATACGCTGACGTTGATGCCCTCTGGTGGATTAGCATTGATCTCATCAACACGCTTACGGAGAATTTCCGCCTGCGATAGTTCGTGAGAAATCGGCATGTTTGAAGCATCAATCATGATCTTTGCAATGAGCTGGTTTTCATCGTCTCCAGTAAATGGAGCACGATCTTTACCTAGTACCTCCTTTGACATGCCTGCGAAGAGAATCTTGCGAGCTAAGTGACGAGAAAGGAGTCTTCCGAGGTCGTATGGGAAAAGCATGACTTCATTCGCTTTAACCGTGTACGGAACCCCGTGATACGAATGCGTAAAGTCTTCTGATGTGATGTTTGTGAAACGAACGATACGAGAAAGATCCATGTTCATACGCGGTTGGTAACGAGAGACTCTTCTTGCCCCCGACGACTAATGTGCCGCTTGCTCTCCCCATAAAGGGAGAGAATAGCGACTCACTAGACAGCCTGGATTGCCATGCAGGCAAGGAATCCCTTGTCGACAGTGGTATTAGCAGCCAATGAGTAACCGGCGGTAAATCCATCGAAGTTGCCCTTAGCGGTAATACCGATAGTTGCATAACCTTCAGTGTCGTCACCTGGAGTAAAGTTTACGTTTGCCGTAACTACGGTTCCTCCGATTACGATGCCAGGACCCTTTGCGAGTACCCAACCGTAATCGTTTTGAGCGAATGCAACCTGAGCTGCACCGTTCACGAATGTAGTTAAAGTAGTAATAGGAGACTTTTCAGACAATGAGTTCACTGTAGAAATAGTGATATCGGAGTCAGCAACAGCGAGTGCTGTACCTAAAGCCCACTGCGAGTAGAGTTCAAGAGTGTCAGCTGTGTTGGTCTTGATCTTCGCAACCTGACCTTCACCAACTCCGTCGTCTACAACAAGCCAAGCATCGTTGAATGCACCAACTGTCCAACCTGCAGAAGCTTCTGTGACGAAGACGATCTGACCAATGCCGTTTGTGCCAGAAGACACAGTGTCAACACCGGTATTTACTACTGGAGAAACGAGCATTCCCTTAGATGCAGTTTCGTTAAGCTTTACGTAGACCCATGTAGAGCCATCAGGCGTGTTTGCCTTAGCACCGAGGATCGCGTTAGGTGCAGAAGAAGCTTGCAATGCGTCCTGAAATGAAATTCGTACCATATGTTTTCAGCCATCCCCTTAAAAGGTTCAGGCGATTTTCGCTGAGCCAGCGATTGAATAATTAACTAACAACGACCTCACCACTCTGAGTATTCTCACCCTCTGCAGGAGCTTCGATAGGGGCTTCTGCTGGTGCGACTACTTCCTCAATCTTCTCTTCGTCCATATTTGTCATATTTATTAAGCTGTAACACCGGTCATGCGTCCCTGGAGACGTGGTGCTGCAGAACAGAACTCACCCTGGAACATGACGTAACCAACCTCAGCCAACTGATCGACAGGAGTCATCATGTCGCGGAAGTTGAAGCCTCTAGGAGCCTTGCGTGATCCGAAAGTCCCATCAGGTGCTCCATCAGTCTTAGAGAAGTTGATCGTTGAGAACTGTTTCTCAGAAGAAAGGTCGATAGCTGCAAAACCAAAGTTCTTAGCCGCACCAGCCTTCTTCGAATTCACGAAGAAGAAGTTGCCAGAAGGACAGTGTTCGTCCTTCATAACTGGAGTTCCACGGTAGGTAACAGCGCGGAAGCCCTGTGTTCCTGAAAGACCATCTTTGCACATCACGATTCCATCTGGAGTCATGGAGGCCATCTGGCTACCAGCCGCCGTATAGTTTGCGTGAACAATTGGGGTCAAAAGTGATTCGTAGACGCTCCAAACTAATTTCGTTGTGAATACACCTGTTGGGCTATCAGTTCCCTTCTCAACCGCGTCGTACCCCGTAGCCATCTTGGCCAAGGTCAAAGCGCCTGTAGAAGCGAGGTAGTAACCATCAAGGGCTGGGTAGGTTGTGCGCGAAAGTGATCCGTATGTTGAGTAGTTCGTACCGTCATCAGCTGCCATCTGAATAGATGACCAGTTGTTTCCGCTGCCTGTACCTGTGTAGACTTCATCAGCGAAATCTTCGAGGAGATCAGCCATCTGGCTGTTCATTTCGGTTGCAACGAGATCAAGAACGCGCTCGTCTCCACGGTTCAAGTGTTGTTCGATAGTCGCAATAACAACTGGCTTGTAGATTGCGCGTGGCTGGAACGACAAGCGTGTACGGTTGTTCTGACGATCAGAGTCAAGCTGATCAGCGACTCCTGTGACGCCACCGTTTGTAGAGACTGCGTACTTGATTGGAATCTCGTAGGCTGTACCGGTTGACCATTCCTGAGCCTCAGAAAGAGCGTTCAAGAGAAGTGGGGAACCAACGCTAACCTGTGAGAATAATTCAGGGACGATGTAGGTTCGTGTAATGGATGTGACTTGTTCACTAAATTGCATAAATGATTATTGATTTCTTACAATCCAACGAGCTTTTTCCATGGGAGATTTCACATGGGGAGGGAATGTTGGTAATCCACCTCCGCTGACTTTTGATGTGCCTACGGGTTCGGAAGCGCGGGATTGAATATTTTTCATGATTCTCTCCTCTTGCCGTGCGAGCGCGTCCTCTGTCGCCTTCATGTTCTGATAAGCAGGAATGAGGGATGGGAAGCCGTACTTCGCTGCGTGAGACATGACGCGGTTGACATCAGCTTTAGGATCAAGAGATTGCACCTGTTCGATCTCTTGCGCTATATAAGCGTCCTGCTGTTGCTTCGCTTGTTCTTCAGCTGCTGCAGAATCGGCGATCCGTTGCCAAATCTGTTGCTCAAGTCCTTGAGCGAGTTCACCGTAATTTCCTGGAGCCCACTCAGGATTTGTCCAAGGAGCCTCGATAGGCTGCCGTGTTTCGACTGGCTGAGCTTTTGCTTTAAGCGCGGCCAAATCTTGGCTCTTGCGTGTGTACTCAGGAAGGAAGTTTTCTTTCCACTCTTTAGCAAGCGTGGCAGCATCTACTTTCTTTCCATCTGGGAGTTCATATTCAGCAGGTGGCTGAACCTCCGCCTCTTGTGACGCAGCAGGCTGTTCTACCGGTTGTTCTACCGATGCAACTTCCTGTACGCCTTCAAGCCCTGTCTCTTCTTCCATACTTATTTTTCGATCTCCTTGTGAGGCCTGGTCGTATGACTGTCCTCTCAAGGTCTAATCGGGTTAGAAGTGAGTTTCTCCGTCCCTCGGAAGAGGCGGAGTGACCCACCACTAACCTTTAGGAAACTTCTTTCCAGCGGCGGCGGGAAGCGTCTTTTTAACGACAATTGCTGCTGGTGCTGTTTTACTTTTGAGTGCCCGTAGAGCTTCCTGTGCGTTTGCGTATGCCATAGGGTTAAATTAGTGGTTGTTGAGGTTGTTCTGGTGGTAATTGCTCTTCTGGTGAGATCTCCCCTGGTGGGATCTCCCCTGGTTGTCCCTGCTCCCCGCCCGAAATTCCCTGTAACTCACTCATTTCTTGTTCAACGCCGAGCACCTTTGCAGGATTGGTCTGATAGAGGAACGCATTGCGTGCCTTCTCTTTCGGATTCTGGTAGCCGGCTTCTTCGAGATAATCAAGTGGTGAGATAAATCCGGCCTGAACGTCTGTCTGCGCGCGTTCGAAAGCGAACTGTCTGTCGAGAGGCAGAGTTTTGCCTGGGATCACACGGACTTCGATACCGTTCTCAATGTCGTCCTGCATGATCGACATAGCTTCCAGCGCTTCATCAGCTCCAAGGTCTTTAATCAAGTGATGTTCGGTGTATTTAGTCTTCATTAGCTGCATCCACCAGCCGAAAAGCTCACCAGATACGTAATCGACAACCTGTACAAGCTCGTTTAGACGTAAAAATGATTGCTCAATGAGCGCTAAGCGTCCGGCTTTTGTCTCTTGGCCTTCTCGTTCACCTCTAAAGGCTGAAGAAGCAGCCATGATGTTGTCGATCTCGCTACGGGAGTCCTGCATGTCCTGGAACACGAAAGCTGGAAGTCCTTGTCCGAACTCCCTTTGCACGCCAGAAACGACACCCTTGCCCCACAACACGCCACCCGCGTCATAGCGGAGGGTCTGCGCGTCTGCCTTAGCCATAACCGAGGCATCGACCTTCGTGATGCCGTTTACCATCTCCGTATTGAGGAAGATTGAGTACTTAATACGATCAACGGATTCCTGGAGAGACGTAGCTTGTTCAATGAAAGAAGTACGACCGATAGGTTTATCCTCATTGTTTAAGATTGTCGCGAAAATGTACGGCTTTCGTGGCCGATCAAAATAATTAAAGAGGTAGGCTTCGTAATTTCCGTCTTTTTCTGCACGACGGAGTTCTTGTACTGAAGCTTCTTCTGACGGCTGACCGTCTTCACCGACCGGCTGAGGAAGGGTCGCTGTACGCATGTTTGAGAGCTTGTCTTTGAGTGGAGAACTATCATTAGCATCCAAAGTCTCCATCTCTTCACGTGTTGTAAGAAGTCCATCCCAATCCCAATATGGATTTCTGCCCTTATAAAGGAGAATCCCTTTATATTTTACGAAAAGATCCGTGCCGATCCAAGCTTCCCTATAGGTACAGGTCGGGTTGTCGATTAAGAGACGCTCCTCGATCGTGCCCGAACCATCCAAAATAGCCTGTTTCCTATCAGGAAACATATCTATGAGTTTCAAAAGTGTGGTCTCGATCTCCTCAATCGCGAAGTCACTCTCATCTTCGTTCTTTGCCGTAGCACTAAAACGAACCTTGTTTGGATCAACACGACGAGCGTCAATGTTGTTCTTATCAATGTTCCAGTACGGCTTGAGGATCATGATCCGCGAGAAATAGAGATCACGAAGAGTCATGCGTAAAGTCTCCTTTACATTCACTTTCTCATAGCGAAGCGTTAGAGCTTTCTCCAACGTGTGTGAAAGTTTTTTCGCTTCATCTCCGCTTCGAGCAGGAATGACGTTTGGTTTCGGTGGGTTTGCAATCAACGAGTTGATCACAGCCTCAACGTTTGTAAACACTCGATTAGAAGAGATACGTGGACGTGATGGTGGGATACGAGCGCGCTTATGCCACTCCATCTCCCCCTTGTACGTCTGTGTATTCTTCTCGGTGACACGTTTAATTTCACCCCAGACCGTGGAGGCGGAATTCCAGCGGCTGTCAATGAGCTCGCAGATCTGAGGGTCTTGGAGATCGAGATAGCGCATAATCGCTAAGAATAATAAAGAAACACCAGAAAACTGGTGCGGATAGGGGACGCTTTATTGAACTATTGTTAACGATTGCCCTACTTTCTAGTTTTTATAAGGTAAACCAAATACTTTAGTTGGTCGGGGCTAATCTCTACTCTGTAGTTGTCTTTGAGGTAACGAGAGACCTTGGCGTATCGAATACCGTTTGTGGTTCTTGATGAAGAGAACCGTAAATCATTCCTCATCAAGAAGTACACATCCCGTAGAAAATGTTGTTTCACGAACCAGCGTTCACTCAAGCGTCTAAGAATCTCCTCCATAGTTTGTTCGATGTTCGAGCACTTCTTCAAGGTTCTGTCTCCAGCCCTCCTTCGTCTGCACGACGGCTTGAGGAGTTCGAGAGTCAACCATACTAGCCGCTCCAGACACATGCATCTGTTTAGCCATATACCAATAAAGAGTTGCAAAGAAGTAGTGATCCTCTCCAGTCAGCGAATCCCAGACATATCGCTCAACACCCATGTTATTAGATTCTTTGATACGTCTAAGGTCGCCACAATGTTTCACGTAGGTACGAAAGTCCCTATCAGATGGAAGCGAATAGAGGATCTTCCCATCGAGAAGTTCAGTCACAACGCGGTCAATCAGGCGGTTTCGATCAGCGAAGACGATCCCCTTCTTATCGTTCTCCCCCCAGCGAATAACAGTATTATTCTCCTTATCAGCTGAGAAGTGACAAATAAAGAAGTTCTCTTTTGTATCCTTGTAGTGATGAGCCATGGTGTTCTCAGGCATTGCGTCCATGACTGAATACGGTTTAAACCTTGCAAGCAGTTTGTCGAGTTCGTGCCACTCGGTAAAGGTTCCAATCTGTAATATCCCCTTTTCACTACCAAGAACGTAATGTTTCACGTTGCCGACATCGACGCCGAGGTAATAATGGCCAGTATCAATGTTCTTTGGAGTCCAGTTGTCTAAAATGGCGTGCCGTTCGATCTTCGTGTCTCCAGGCGAATACGGCTCGCCCAGGATGAAGTTATTAAAATATTCAGGGTTCTTCCCCTCGTCCCACTGCTCAATAACGTATTCGGCAGAGATCTTTGGTGCAAACATGAGCGTCATGTGATAACCAGAGAATTTCGCTTTTGGGTCGCCGGTCTGTACCCACTTACCGCGGCGGCGGTCGTCATCTGAGAGAGGTTCATTGCATCCAGCACAGACATAAACTTTAAGCACAAGATCAATGCTCTCCGGCCATGTCATCGGATGTGCGTGTCCATTGCGACAAGTNACAAACCATTCCTTTTTATCGCTCTCCGCCCAGTCAGCGTCTACCCCAGCTCCATCAACCGAGGGGTTTGAGAGTGACCAGACACCTCGAAAGGATGAAGAGATCGTACGAGATTCAAAGTCACGTAATTTCTGCTGATCTGAGCGGTCTTTCTCGTCTTGAATGATAATATCCGCAGTTGTAGAGAGTGCACCAGACTTCGAAATTGTTCCCTTGTAGTGCAGGAATCTGTCCCCGATCTGCTTGCGTTCAACGTTGTCTGACTGAATACCCCTAAAGATAGGGTTAGCCTGAAGGATCTTGTTTGTCTTTGTCGTCACGAACTCAACCGCATCGCTGTCTGTCGGGAACGTATGGATAGGTGATAATCCCTTGTATTTCGCAGCATAGAGGGACTTTAAAAGCATGGTGACGCTCATCCCAATACCTTGAGCAGCTTTCTTGTAGCATTGGTATTGTGACCAGTCCCGCATGGGGTCGTAAAGAAACGGACGATCATAAAAACTAATCGCCTCTCCTCGTTCATTTACAATTCCGTTTTCGACGAGGAATCCGATGATGGAGATTTCGGACGGTTTAAATTCCATGGCATCTTGGCTAGTACGCTTTTTGTAAGCTCGCCGTGACCTGAATTCTCATCCATGTATGTATCGTATTCTTCGTCATTCATTGGGGGGAGAAACTCGGCCTTTTCCCGCACGGGAGACCAGGGCGAAAGTGGTCTTCCTTCTTCAATCCTCTTCTCAACTACGCGGTTAAGCCTCATAGAGATGAAAACTGCAATACCTGTAAGGAGCGCATTAAGTATTGGTTCCATAGACTTTCTTACCGTAAATGCGCATAAACTTGGTAGAACGCTTGCCCTTCTCGTCCCACGGTTGCACGACATCATTCGCGAAGTACTTCCGCTGACGCTTGTTCTCTCGTTCTTTAGAAGCACTAATCTTTAGTTTTGGCATACGCCCATGAGGTCACTCTCTTCAATGAGATACACAGGCTTCCCGTCTAGTTCAAACTCTTCTGGTGAGTACTTCCGATAGATAACCTTATCACCGACTTTCAACGTCTCACTCTCAACTTTGTCACCGATACCTAGGACAATTCCCTTCTCAGCCTGACCTTTCGACTGTTCCGGCATAACAATAGAGCTCGCTTCTTCAAGTGGCTCTACAAGAACGTGTAATCCAAGAGGGGTGATCATACTTGTTTATCGCTAATGATTACTTCAGTTGTAAGAGCGAGGATTGAGACACTGAGAGCGTTCTCGAATGCAGTGAGTGCAACCTTTAATGGGTCAACGACTCCGGTTTCAAAGAACTCTTCGAATTGCTCAGTGACGACGTTATATCCCTTATTCTCGAGCGCAGACTTACGCACGATCTCCGTATCGTTCTTCCCCGCATTCCTCACAATCTGTCTCATCGGGGCTTCAAGAGCTAGACGAATAATTCTGTCACCGTCTGTATTCGTGCTCTCCATTAAGTTTTTTACCTGTAAGTACGCATAACCACCGCCAGGGATGATTCCCATCTGGAGCGCAGCTTGCGAGGCAAAGATCGCGTCCTCAATACGATCCCTGATTTCCTGAGACTCCTCCTCAGTTGTCGCTGCAAGCTTCACTATCGCCATCTTGCCCTCCAAACGTGCGGCGCGCTTCTCGACGTTCCGACGCTCTGCCTCCTTGTATGTCTTTGCTTCTTCACGAATCTCATTTACGCGAGCAGCTACAGCCTCTTTCTTATCGTCATCAGCCCTCAGAATCGTGCGCTCTGTATTCGCGACAAGCGTTTTCACGTGCCCGAGCCATTCTGGTTTCAGGTTCTTTACGCCATCGGCCTCAGTCACGATCTTTGCTCCCGTGTAGATCGCAATATCTCGTAGGACTTCGTCGTGATAAATGATTGGAGACTTAATCGGTAAGATTCGGAATCCGTTCTGCGCTCGGTTCAGCTCGAGTAAGCGCAAGAGTGGTACTTCATAGTCATTGGCAATAATGAGCACAGACTTTACCGCCTTTGCAATAGGTTCGAGCACCTTTGCAAGTGATGTTACGTCGTGAAGCTTTCCGTCATAGATCAAAACGCTGACGTCTTCATACTCGGTTCTGCGACGCTGATAATCACTAAAGAACGTAGGTAGAAATACCCCACGATCAATCTGCATACCCTCTACAATCTCAACAGCTGTCTCTCCATACGTATTCTCAATGGTGACAAGTCCATCAGCTCCAACCGCACTAACCGCTTCAGCGACGATCTTGCCGATCTTCTTATCGTTTGCACTAATAGAAGCGATCTGTTCAATATCCGTAGTTTCTCTTGCCTGACCTCTAAGCGCTGCAAGTACCGGCTCCTTAAGCTCTTCGAGCTCACGCTTCAAATCCTGAGCATCCTTGCCCTCATCCAAGAGACGGAGACCGCTCCGGATGATTGATTGTGCAAGAACACACACCTGCGTTGTTCCATCGCCTACAACGTCACACGTCTTCACTGCGGCGGTCTTAATCAAATTAGCACCTTTTGCAGCGGCCGTATCGTGGAAAAGCTCAATGTTTCTCGCAACCGTTACACCGTCCTTTGTCGTATGACCGTGAGATGTCACAACATTTCTACCCTTTGCACCCATGGTTACCTTCACAGCATTCGCGACAGTGTCAACGCCTTCAAGCAGTTTAAGACGGGCATCGCGTCCGTAAAACACTTCACGAATAGTCTCTTTCTCTGCCATAGCATTAGGTTAGTTTATCTTTCATCTCTTCCTCGTAGAGCGCTGCAAGCTTCAAGGCTACTTCTGGTGGGATCAAACTTATCTTCTCTCCGCCTGTAGTGTGATCAACTTCACTCTTCTCTGTCCAGTCAAAATTATTTATCAGATGGAACTTCGTCATGCTTGAATTGAGAGTGCCTTTTAGGCCTCCTACAACGGCTCTAGTTTCTAATATCCCCTTTATTTTTTGTATAGTTTCCGAAATCTCATCGTCTGTTTTAAAGGCATTCCTCCATTCACTGAAACGCTGAAGGCTATATGGCTTGTTCGTAATAATCTCTCCGATATAGATGATATTGCTGTTACTAGCCAATTTTTGATATATATCCTGCATTTCTGCCAGAACGAATTCCGGAGTGTAGATAACGGGTTTAGTCTCCATAGAAAAATGTTTACTCACTAATTCCAAGTTCCTGTGCAATGCGAATCACGAGATCTTTTCTGATGATGTATTTGTTACCGAGCTTTTCAAATGCCGTCGTCAGCATCTCACTCTTCTCATCTGCGAGTACAAGACCGGTCATCTCGTCTCGTACCTCTTGGGCAAGATGTTCTGCCCTAAGTCTCGTGAACTCTCTCTGAATTTGTTGACCAAGTGCTATGTCCTCTTCATGAGGTATATCCTTCCCTTCATAGGGTTTCAGAATCTCTGCGCGATACTCCTGTGTCTTTGTCTCAATCGTCTTTAGCGCGCTGTAGTACTTTGAGGCTTCAAACATGGTGTTCACACTGTCCCTAATGTGCTCAAGACGCATCACGGCCTTCACGCCAAGGTCTGGGAAGATTCCGTGGAGATCAGTACTCATGTCTACTCTCAGAAATTCGTTTAAACCCCACAATGATTCAGCTGAGAGAGATAGCGTCTTCATATCTTTTTATTAGATAAATGTTGACTAATGTGCCGCTTGAGAGTGAATTTAAACAACTTCTCTAATCTTTTGGTCTCGATCTTGAGGTATGCGTTTGAAAAATCCTTCAGACGTAGATGGACGCGCCCATTCCAATCCAAGGGATCATCTAAAAGCTCCATGTGACAACGAGCAAAGTCTATGGCCATTTTCTCATTTCTCGTTGTTTCACCTATATATATTTGGTCTCCCATAGTCTTATTTACATACATGACCTTTCTTCTTTGCTCTCGCACAGATGGGACATTTCATGCAAATGTTTTTAATAGCTAGTTTGTTTCATTAGTATTTAAATAGCGTAATTCGTTCTTCTGCTAGTTATGTGCTAAATAAACGGCTTTATCAAAGCGAAGCCGTAAACGCTAGTTGTAGTTCAAGCACTACCGACACGGCGATAGTTCTTCATCTTGGCCTCGATTGAGATGCTGAGACAGGTGAACCCCGCATTGTCTTCGAGGATCTGCCTGATCTTCGCGAGTACTTCGTCACGCGTAGTACCCACAGCGACGACTACACGGCCTTGAGTGAAGCGGAGACGTGCCTCAATCACTTGGTGGTAACCCGCGTACAGCCACAACGGATACACCGGTAAGCAGTGACACGTTCCGTGATCTGGACGAGAAGCATCGTACCTTCGGGACACTGAGGACATTTCATTTGTGCTGCTCCAGTGAAGAGAGGATAAGCCAAGCGAATCCGTGGACACAGGCGATGATGACCAGCGTACCAATGAGGTACGGCAAGGGGTTCATGAGGAACCACAAGAACGCATTGAGGAGCGAGTCGATAAGGAACATGACCACCTCACAACGCTCGAGAACTCATTTAGAAATGATGAGTCGATTCTCAAGCCGTGTTAAGCGATGATGGCTCTTAGGGCTTCAAGAAGTTATGCAACACCGCCATAGTCTTTTATATGACAATGCTTTCCTCTCGAAGCCTTAAAAGCCAATGAGCTATTCGAGGAGTGCGCAACTCCTCGCTTGCTCATACGCCAGTTGCTAACGTGCAACGCGATAAAAAACGAGCCGAAGCCAACCTACCAAGTTCCCTTTTTTTAGAAAGCGGGCAAGCGTGATATGTGGATAGTAATCCTCAGATAACAAAAAGACAGCCCGTNAAGGCTGCCTGACGCATATCGTATCGAGAACCGTCAAGCTTTACTTGTTGGTTCATTTCACCGCTAACATCCTCTTTGCGCGATCTCTCGCTGCTTGTCGGCCTTCTTCATCGAAGGGGTAACAAAGACCGTTATCTAGGCGGAAGCGTTCGAATCGGGAGCCTATATTACGGCAACCTGATCTTATCTGCTCTTGTGATATTGGGTTGGGGTAATAGTACATTTCGCCCTCCTTCGGCTCCCACCTTTCAGGCTTATAATCCTTTCCGTCACGTTCAACGATGGTGTAGGTGGCAAGCTCGGCCTCGGTGAGTATGTAGCCGATTACTTGGTCTTTGCGAGCACCATCCATATCAGTCCAAAGATGTCCTTTTACAACCTTCTCATCTAATACCGCTTGCACCTTTGAGAAATTGCCTCCTGTACTCTTTATAATATCGTCGGTTCGGAATCGCATAAGTTTATGTCTTGTCTGTTGATGGTTCCTCTAAAGAGAAGAGGAGGTCTGTAAGCTTTGCGTTTAGAAAACCCCTGGAAAACTTGTGTTCACTTGTTTCCGCTATTACATTTTCATCCAGTATGATCATGCACCTTATCTCCTTCACTATCCTCTCCCTCTCTTCAGCTATGGCTTGTGCGATAGATGTGGTGAGGGGGGTTCTAGGCTCATTTCTCTCAGTTTCTTCTGTTGCGTAATGTGATGTTTTCTTCCTATTTATTTCGTAGCCGAAAGTTTCGAGTGCATCAACGAGATAGCAGACCATACTCGTCTTCGGAATCTTCTCAAGCCAGCTGTATATCGACTTGTCGGTTCCCTTGGCACAATGCTCGAAAGCAGACATAAGCACGTTGTACGCTTCAGCCTTCTCTCCACCGAAGGTATCGCAGGTTAGTTTGTTCATATATCTTTATTCTTTAGGGTTATCTTTCCAAACATTGAATGAATCAGTATTTTTATTCTTTTTTCGGTTCGTGCCGACTGCCACACCGTCTGCCCAAGTTGTTACCCAGCAGTAGTGTTTCGTTCCGTCACCCGTTTGGCTTAATCTACCACCACTAATTACATTTACTACTCTTTTGACGGCATCTTCTATATCTATATCATCTTGGATGTTTATTATTATTCGTTTTTTCATATTCTTTATTCTTTA